CATATATACAGTTAAAGGCGCTTCGGTATTCATATATTTCCTTATTGCTCTAGCAGCCGATATACCTACAGCCATGTCGTCAAGGGTTTTTTCCTTTTCAACATCTTTCATTGTATCTAAAAAGCCAATTTGAATACTACTATTACCAAATTTAACATTTTTACCAACACCTCTTTTAAGTATGTCCTTTAATTGTTGAACATCTTTAACTTTTTTTAATTGTGTGGTAGTGTATCGTAACGCCGTAGCGGTCATTACCTCTGAAGCTTCATATGCCATAATTCTCTCCTTCTATATTTATCTATATCAGAAAAGAGGCTTAATGTCAATGACTACGTGGTGAGTGGATTTTTACTCTTTTAGGGCCAAAAGAAAGACAAAGGAATTTAGGTATACCCCCATTGTCTTGCCATACTTTATGTTTGTTTTGAAACTTAACAAGTTTCTTAACATCTTCTTCAAAAAAACTTTCAATGATAATACTTTTAGTTGGCATTTCTAATGCTTGCCACAATATCTTGCCACGCTTCTTTACCATTTCAGCTTTGTAATATAAGGGTGGATGATTTAGTTTTTTAAACCAACTATTCTTTTGTTTATATTTCTTACTTTTCTTTGGTTTATGTTTCATACTTTAAATCCTGAAAACTTATCATAAGTATCATCTGGTTGAGGACCTTGTGGTTTATTAATTTCTTCTTTTGACTCTTGGTTACTATCAACTATTTGCTGTGCCTTTTGTTCAACATCATACAATCTCATTTTAGCTCTATCTACGCCAATAATAAATGCACGGTTAGTTGCTGGGTCACTATAACGATTCTTTAATTGTTTAATCTTCATTTGATTTAATGCTTCTAATTCTTCATTGGTAATTAACGCAAACATAAAGTCTGCTGTTGCAGGTAAACCAAAACTTTCAGATGTATCTTCTAACCCAACATCGGAAGACATATAACCTGCTCTTGTAGTTTGTGTAGCAGTCATAATTGGAACATTATATTCTACTGCCATACCTCTTAATTCTTCAGCAATAGCTTTGATATAGAAATAAGATGATATGTTCCCACCTTTAAATCTACTACTAGCACATATGTTTAAATAATCAATAAACACTACGTCTGGTTTAAAAGTTTTCTTTAATGCTAATTCATCCATTAAATTTTTAAAGTGACCTGTATGAGCCGCTGCTGTTGGATATTCTTTTATAATTAATTGACCACTTACTTTTCTTTGTAGTTTTTCAATTTTACTTTCATAATATTGTTTTGGCATTTCATAAAGTTCATCTATGGTTACATCTAAAAGATTTGCGTCTATTCTTTCTGCAATTCTTTCCTCTGCCATTTCTAAAGTAATGTATAAAACATTTTTACCTTGTTGTATAAATGAGGATGCTAAATGACACATAAACAAAGACTTACCAACACCTGTTCCTGCCAATGCAACGTTTAAAGTCTTTGGTGGTAAACCACCTTTTGTAATTCTATTAAAATAAGCTAAATCAAATTTAACTCTTGCTTCTACTTTATGGTAATAATCATATCGGTCACTTGTTTGTTTTAAATAATCGTGTCCAATATGTTGGTCAAATGAAACTGCAAGTGCTTCTGATAATATGTGTGGGATTGATTCTGGATTTTTATGTTTATCTTTACCATCAAGTATTTTAATACCTGAAAGTATTGCATTATGGACTGCTCGTTCTTTACAAAATTTTTCTGTTGTATCTAACAGCCATTGTTGTTCTATTTCAGTTGGTTCTAATTCATTTAATATGCGTGAAATGTTTTTATTTTCTTCTTCGGTAATAGTTTTTAAATTTGCTATATCTATTGCCAACGCTTCTTTTGTTGGAAGAGTATTATATTTTAATACAAAATTATTAATAGTATTAAAGAGGACTATTTCATCTCTATTTTTAAAATAATCCTCTTTTAGGAAGGGAAGAGTTTTACGTGTGAACTCCTCATTATAAATTAAATTTCTTAATAAAGTTAATTCAAATCTTTCATTTGCCGATGATTGATAACTTGCCATCTTTTATTTGTTCCTCCATAACCTCAACTAATATGTCTCCGATTTTGTTTCTAAAATTTTCATTTTCTGTATCTACGTTGTTAGGATTTTTCATAACTTCATAATTGAAACGTAAAGGCATTTTACCACCTGAAGTTTCTTCACTTGCGAATTGTACTTTTCCATACTTGTATATAACGTCTTGGTATTCACCTTCTGTAATTTTTAAACACGAAAAATCATCCTGCTCACGTTGAGCAAAAACATAACCTCTATTAGTCTTGGCCATAAAGAAATTCTTTTTTGGCAACTTTGTCAATTTGATTGAGAATATCTTTAGTAAAGAATTTATCAGGTTCATTATTAATTGTCTTAGCATATTGTTTTGTTCCGTCTGGTAATTCTATTCTTGTTGATACTGATTTAAATATATTATGTTTAATTGCTAAATCTAATAAACCATAATACCTATCTAATCCTTTATCATAAGTTAATTTTACATCTACTCTAGCATTCTCTCTTGTTAATCTACTTTTATAATTTAAACAATGGATTATATTACCAATAACTTCTTTACCTTCTTTTTCTTTTCTTCTTGTAAGATAAACTACATTACTAGCAGCATACTTTAATCCACTTCCACCACCCATTTCTTTTTGTGGGAACATTGACCCGATAACTGAATACGTGTGGTTGGTCATAATCATAGGGACTTTTGCTTTCCCTAACTTCAATGTTAAAACTCTAAATGCAGCCTTGACAATTTGTGACCTTGTCATATCTCTGGTTTCTTTTCCTTCGGCTGTGTCTTCCATTTCTTTTGTTGTTGATAGCATTCCTAAACTATCTAACACAAACATAATTGGTTTTCGTTCTTCTTCTTTTTGTTCTATGTATTTGTCTAATACTCTTATTGCTTGGTATCTAAATTCTTGTACGGTTGAAACAGGAACTATAACAACTCTTTTACTATTAATTCCTCTGCTCTCAACTAAATCTTTTGTTAAAGCACTTTCAGATTCAAAGAACACTACGCCACCGTCCTTATTTTTATCTAAAAAATGTTTGATTATTCCTAATGCAAAGAAAGTTTTGCCCGTTGCAGCTTCTCCTGCAAGAGCAGTAATTTTGTTTGATGGCAATCCTCCAAAGATTGAACCAGATAATAAAGCATTTAAAGCATACGAGCCTGTATCAATATAACTATGTACATCTCCTGCCTCAACTCCTTCACTTACTAATGAAGCATATTCATTTCCAGTTTCTTTTATTATGTCTTTTAAAAAATCACTCATTTATCATCCTTTATACTATTATACACTTTTATTTGTATTTGTCAATAACTCACCAATGACTTGGTTCCTCATCATCTTTACCAAATACATCCCTAATTTCTCTATCTAATTCATAGAAATTTTTTGCTCTTAAAACAACTGGTCTCCCTTTTTTCATAGGAGGCTCTATTGCTAAATGGTGTGGTTTAGGTTCTCCCTCCCACCAAAGTCTTAACTTTTCATCTTCAGGTATCCAATTTGGATGTGGTTCATCATAATCTTCTTGCGTACATCTATTCCACATCATTTCATATAAATCTTTACTACTCATTGCACCAAATTCATTATGTATTCGTTTTTCAAATTGCTCAGCTACAGCTTTAATTTTTTCCTTATTGAATTGTATTTTACGCTGAAAATCCCAATAAGGTTTTAAATCCTCATAACTCTCTTTTGTTATTGACATAGGCATATCTTAAATAAAAAATTCTTCTAATGTATTTTTTCTAGCGTGTCTAAAGTAATCTAATTTTTCTTTACCGAAACACCAGATATTTTCTATATATAGTTTATTCATAAATTCATCCAACTCTTCCTTCGTTTTAAATTTTGCACGGCCTTGTGGTCTTTGCATAATTCTCATTCCAATTTGACCTTTAAACTTATCTTTTAAAACATCAACTAACTCATCACAACTTTTATAACGAGTACCTTTAATTGTAGGATCCATTATATTAATAAACAAATGTCCTTTATCACTTAAACTATTATAACTATTTATAGAAACTGGAAGAAAAAACTTATCTCTCCACAATTCATATTGATTAAATTTACTCCACGATTGGTCCTCTACATATTCGCCACCCTCATTATAACGTTCAGTAGCAAAATAAGGTGGACTTGTAAATGCACAATCTATATTATCAATTTCATCCCAAGGTAAATCTTCAGCACCACATCTATATATGGTTACTTTTTTTACTCCATCAATAGTTATAATATGGTGTTTATCAAATGTATCTATAATAGCACCTGTACTTTTATTTCCTAATATAGCTTCATATGTTTTAACTTGTTTAATATATCTTTCAAATGTATTTGGGTTTGGATCACAACCAATATATTCTTCAGCATTAGAACAATAAAATCCTGCAAGTCTATCACCCCAACCACAACTTGTATCTAACACTTTTTTAGCTCTAGTCATATCATAAACTGCTTTTGCTACATTAGGTTTAAATTGTGTTGCAATATAAGTTTGTAATCTAAATGCTGATACATAACTCTTATCATTTAATTGTCCACCTCTTAATTCTTCTTTACCATCAACCATTACAGGTTTCATATTATTAATGCCACGCCATATTGGTCCTAAACATCTCCATATATCTTTTGCTGTACCGTGATTCCATACATCAATAGGAGATTTAAAACTATAACTTGAACAATTTAATCTTAAATCTTGGTGAAAATAATTTGATACATCATTGTGAATTGATGGTGCGTCTATTAAACCTAAGCCGTGTTCTTTAAAAGGATATTTGTAATCTTCATATTTTTCAAATATTGTTTTTGTTATTTGGACAATGGGTTTAACATACTGCCATACATCTTGTTTTTTTAAACTCTTAAATGCTTGTAGCATTATATCAGGTGAAATCTCCTTTAAAGGAAATGGTGGTCTAACTTTTGCAATATACTCTGCTAGTTCTTCTCTAAATTTTGCCTTACCTATATCATTTGTAATACGCTCAAACGTTTGTTGATCCATTACAGGTAATCTATTTTCGTTTATATGTTTATCCAAGAAGCTCATTATATTTTCCTATTCTTTTTTCTATATCTATTATATACGATTTTTCTTTTTCTATCAAGTAGCCAACTCTATCTTCTAATATGCAGGCTTCTCCAGTAGTTCCTGTTCCTGCAAATGGGTCTAATACTAATCCCTCTTTTGGTGTAACCAATTTAATTAAGTATCTCATTAATGATAAAGGTTTAACCGTAGGGTGTTTAGTGTCTCCCTTTTCTTTTTTATTTGCTTTTGCACTATAAAAATATCTTGCCACAGAACCTTCATCTTTACTTTGTGGTCCTACTCCTAAATAATCTTCTTTTGCAGATTTTTGTCCACCAATTTCTTTACCCATATTACCATAACCAGTAACCTTAACTTTAGGCCAATGACCTGTTGTCGACTTACTTGGAAATGAATCGACCACTTCATCTGAACCATCGTGTATTACATTAGCAGGCCAACGACCAAGACCTGGCTCACGGTCAAGTTTTTTAAAATTAAACGCTTCTGAAATATCAGTTGTATCAAGTTTACTTCCATTTCGTTTTAATCCTTCTTGTAAATTATCATCTTCTGATAATTCTACTCTACACTCATCTAAATTCAATTCTTTATTTACACCTTTTCTTGCCATAACTATTGGTTCGTGGGCAGGCTTAAGTAAATTTCTTCTTTTAGGAAACCCACTACCATATATCCAATTAATCATATCAAATATTTCAAACCCAGCATCCTCAACTGCAACTGCCATTCTATGATAGTTTCTAGTAGCGGCAAATGATAACAATACTGCACCTGGTTTTATAACTCTATAAACTTGTTCCCAAAATTCTTTTTGAAATGCAATGTCTCCACCATCCCAAGTCTGCCCCATAAATCCTGTTGCAGCTCTATGATAAGGAC